AGATGTAGAACCAACAAGATGGAAACGTAAACCAATTTATACTAAGGAGTAATATATGGCAGAATCATTTATACCTAAACCAGGCGTTGCATATTTAAGACCTAACACAAGAAAGACTGAAGATTGGATGGCGGATTATCAAGGCACTATGATTACGCCTGAAGATATTCAACCTAATACACCGTATTATATTAATATTACTGATAGGCCTGAAAAAGGTGATTTAAAATTTAGTCTTGGTAAGCAAGTGATTCCAAGAACACAAGAATCTGCTAAGGGTGCAGATGTTGAAGATAGTGGAGATGTTCCTTTTTAAAGGAGCATCCCCATTATTTATAACTATTTATTCATTACATACATGGTTACTTCAAATCCAAAACGCATTTCTGTTGCTGCTGGTGTTGTCCACATAATTGCTCTCCTTTCTTTTATAATGTTTGTATTATACTGCTACCGTAGATTTAGGGTAACAGTAAAATCATTAACTAGGGGTATGTAATATATGGAAATGACAAATATGGAATTGGATATAGCTTGTTATGCTACTGCTGTTTATCACGAAGTAAATACTCGTTCATTAGAAGAAAAGGTAGGGGTTATCAATGTTATTCGCAATCGTTTGCATAGTGGTCGCTGGGGTTATTCTGTATGCTCTGTCGTTTATGCTAATAATCAGTTTGCTGTGCAAGATGAATCCCACGATCCAGTTGATGAAAGGGCGTATTTGGAGACTAAACTATTGGTTATTGATACGATTGTTTATAATAAACATGCTAACCCAGTTGCAAATGCTTTATATTTCCATGATGACTCGATACCGCCAAAGAAACAATGGTTCGGTAAACGCAAAAAAACGCACATAGGAAGGATGGTATTTTACTAATGAATACAGTTTTAGCTTATTTGTACGAAGAATATGATGTTAAATCAGGTGATCTTATAAAGTCTTATTTATGGTCTTTTCATCCTAATCAGCTTTCATATTTGAATGATCTTAAAAATACGACTCATCATATTAAAATTACACCACTTGTGGCTGGTAAACCTGTAGAAGAATACAAAGGTTTATCTAAATATGATAGTAAGAAACTTGCAGAAGCTCATGGTGGTTTATAATGGGATCGTCTTATTCAGTAGCTAGAGAAGAACAACAGGCTTTAAAAGTAAGAGAATATATAAGAGCCAATCCTGCATCCAATTTAAAATCTATTATTCAAGATTGTGGTGTAACACGTTATAGATTAGATTATTTATATAGAACAGGGCAGATTAGGTTACCTATGCCTACACCTTATGGAGAACGTAATGGACTTTTTAGAAAAACTAGTTGATTGGATTGTATGGGGTTTAATTATTGGTGGTATGGGTTGGTTAGCGTTTGGATGTTATACTTTGATTGATTTATTTTTTATAAGGGGATAGATATGGTTGATATGGTAAACAAACCGCCACATTATTTAGTTGGTGGGATTGAAGCGATTGATATTATTAAAAGTCGTTTAACTAAAGAAGAATATATTGGTTATCTTAAAGGATGTAAACTTAAATATGATTTACGTTATCCATTTAAAGATCATCCAGAGCAAGACTTAGAAAAGTCTGATTGGTATAAAAATAAGTTATTAGAAGCTACAAGGGATGAAGTGGCTGTAAATCCACCAGAAATTGATGCTCAATTGCAGCGTATTGAAATGGCAGATGATTAAGTACCTAGATTTGGTAATTACTACACGTTTAGTAGAAAGCCTAAAAATACTAAACTTATTACATCCTCTAACGTAGGCTTAACGGTACTCAAAACGCACATAAAGGGCTGTTTAAGCCCTTTTCTTTATTTAGTGAATGGTATCATCATCTTGATTAAGTTCAGCGTATATAGATAGTTCTTCGCCACTTATTTCTATGTATGATGAGTCTGATAGTTCTAAGATAATAATATTATCGCCATAGTCTAATTCGGCTGACACAACAGTTTTACCTACAAGGTGATCGCATATTTGTTGTGCTGTGATTGCCATAATTGTCCTAAACTATTTTACCTATCCAACGCCCAGATGTATTTAATACCATAGGCATGAGCTTAGGTTGTCCATCAATAATAACGCCACATCCTACAATAAATCTACTTTTAAAGTTTTTAGCATAATCAAATGCCATAGATTTTTGATGTATTAAGCAACCCACTTGCATACCCCAAATAAGTGCGTCAGGGTTAGAATAATAATTAATACTGAATTTAGTATGATAATGGCCTTGCACCGTACTCATACCATATTGTTGCGCTACCTTTAAAACGTCTGCTGACATGCCATGCGTAAAGAAACATCTGGAGTTGTCACTTAAAGTTATGGTGTGGTCATCTACCCATTGCCAGCCTTTTCCAACGCCTAGGAACTCATTGTAATGCTTTAGGTAAGCTTTAGGCATACCATACTTTAATGCTCTACGATAAACTAATGAGCTGTGGTTACTATGCACCAAGATCATTTGTGGGAATATCTTTTCTAATGCTTTAACGTGTTTTTTAGCTTCTTCTAGCTCATGTCCAGCAGAGTATAAGTCTGGATTATGTTCGTGCATAGAAATAGCATGTTGATCTAATTCGTCACCAATGTTTACTACATGGTCAAATTTAAACTGTCTTTTAAGTGCTGTAAGGAAGGCTAATGCGTCTGGATGATGATATGGAATGTGCATATCAGATATTACTAAAACGGATTTATATTTCGCCATTACTATACCCCTAGTGTTTAGTTAAAACATTATACACCAAGAAATAATTTGCGTTCATCTAATCTTCTGTTTTTTAAACCTTTTAATTCTGTTAAAACGCCTTTAACTCTAGCTTTACAATATTTTAATAGCGATTCCATAGCAACTTCTTTATCGCCACGAATAACCGCTTGACGGAAGGTGCTACGCTGAAATAATCCCAAACCATGATTGAAGCTAAAACTAACGCAGCAATCAAACTGACCTTGTGTAAGTTGCACGTTAGGTAGCATCTTAAGTACTCCAGTTTCAAACTTTCGTAAGTCACTTCTAAGTAAGGCATCTATTTCTTCTCCTGTGAAAGTTTTATTCCAGCTATTATGGAGTTGTTTACCGTCACCAATGAGGTGTCCAACACCAACAGTCCACAGCCCTGCAGGACAAAGGTAAGGCTTATTACGCACACCTTCATAATGTTTAATAAGTTGTATGCAGCGTTCTGAAACATTCACTTATTTCTTTTCCCACGTTCTACTGCCAAAGTAAAATCCAATAATACTGCCTACAATAGACATTTCTTCAGAGCTAAATATAATATTCATAGATGAGCCAAAATCTGCACCTGTGTGAACAGCCCACCAAAATCCAGCTACATCTACAAATATAAGTAATCCTACAAAAGAAAACGCAACCATAGGTCTAACACACGCATTAAGAGTTTTAACCCACTGTGCAGAATCTGATACAAGTTTTGCATCATGCTCATATAAAGCTTGCCTTTCTTGTACATAAGTTTCAGCGTTAGTTTGTTCTAACTCTATTGCGGCAATCTTTTCTTGACTAACGTAACCAGCTTGAGCCATAGCGATTTGCTGTGCGTTTTGAAGCTGAGCCATTTCTCTTTCATGTGCTTGATCTCCTTTTTGTTGAAAAAACCCTAAAATACTTGGTAATCCTGCTGTTGCAAAACCAAGAATTGATGATAATAATGAAAACATTATTTACCCTTCCTTTGCATGTCATGTTCTTCTAAAATACGTATACGCACGTTAAGTTCGCCCATTTGCGCCTTCAATTCTTCTTTAAGTCTAGCTCTAGCTTCAGCAGATATAGGTGAATCTGTAGGAACACCTTGCTCTGTAATAAGGTTAGGCATTTTAGATTTGATACTGATTAAATCAGCTTGTATAGATGACATTGATGTAAGTAACCAAGCAATAGCAGATACTATTACAGGAAACATCATGCCTGTTATTTTTTCCATATTCATGTTGTTGAGCTTCCATGATTGTGATGATGGTCTTGTGGTTCTTTTTCTTGTGGCTTAGGCTCTTTAGGGCCTTTAGCAAAAAACTCTTTAAGTTTATCTAGTATTTTCATTATAGCTCCAATGGATCAAATCCAAACTGTTTAGCAACTTTATGTTGCATACGTTTAAATTCGCCTTTATGTGATAGGTATATTTCTGATGTAGGATTGTTGATATAGATAATTTGGTGAATCATCTCATGTAGAAGCGTCTTTATAACAGTATCTAAATGACTACATTTACCGGTTGAGATTGTTATTTTATGCGGTTCAGGTTCGTATTCACCATAAACCTCAGGGTTGTTACAAACCACAAATTCTACACGCTTGGCAGGTGGAAATGGCATAGATGCGAAGGGTTCTATTTGTATAAATGCGGTATACAAAGCTGCGATAGAATCCTCTGTAATCCACATTTACTTGCCAGAAAACAGGTGCATAAAGTAACCTATAAAACCACCGATAGATGATGCGATCATCATGCCGGTCCACAGTCCGCCCTTCGATTTATTGGCTAATTCTAATAGCTCTTTAATATCTCTTTCAAGGCTTTCTACTTTATGCTCTAAAGACTCTACTTTACCTATTAATTTACCATAAGATACTGGGTTAATATCATTCATTGTTAGGCCTTCATAATAAATGCTAAAGCATAATACGGTGGTAAGTTAGCGTTAGTGCCACTTGAACCTGTAGTAGAAACAGAAATATTTGCTGTTCCTGTTTGTGATGTTTGATTTGCGTTTGCAGTAGCACTTAAGGAGTTTGCAAATACTCCATAACCATTATGAGCATCACTAGCCGCTTGATTTTGACCATATAATACATGAGTATGACCTGAGTCTGTTGCTGTATGAGTATGACTTACTACAATTGCATCAGCAGTACCGCCAGTTAATGTTTGACTACCTGTAATTGTTGTATTAGCTACTCCAGCATTATCTGAATATGCACCTACAATAAATTTATTGCGTAAATCAGGAGTGCCATTAGAACCGTTACATAAATACCAACTTGCAGGAATACTAGCAATAGATCCTGACCACATTGTAATTACGCCAGCAGGAATAGTATTTGCTGGATTTACTAATTGAAATTGTGTGCCATCATAAATAACTTCAACAACACTATTAATAAGAATGTCATTAGCAGTTAAAGCAGTTGTGCCATTTTTAGTAATAGATTTAGCACCAATAGAATTTATATTAAGTGTTACTGAACTTGTGTTAGTAGCAGCCACTATAAATCTAAATGTTTGACCAGCAACTAAAGTACCCATAGAAAGCGGTGCTAACGCTGTAATTGTGTTTGTACCAGATACAGATGTTAAATATTGAAATGTGCTATCTTGCACTTGTCCTGCCGCAGCATAGTTTGTTCTAGCAGTAGCATTGGCTACCCCTGTATGAAGATAACCACCCATAGGCAAGTTAGCTACAGGAGTTGTTTGACCATCATAAGCCAAAGAAGCTGTCATGGCATTACCAATATCGTTTAAAGTATTGTTAGCCCATGTAGATGATATAGTTGTTCCTGTGGTTACTGGGTTACCGGCTGGAAGCGTATACGTTCCTGATCCATTTCTTGCCATTATTGTTGCTCCTTGTTCTGATTCATTTGATATAAAAGTGTACCAATTTTGTTAGCTTGATCTACACCTAAAGGTATTTTATTTAATGCTTTTTTAGTTAATCCTTTTGTTTGACCATATTTGTATAACAATTCACCCATAGCTCTAGGTGATGCAAATGGTGCTGCCATTAATATTGATGGATTAGATAATGCAGCAAAACCACCACCATAAGTTTCTAATTGGCCACCTAATCCTCTAGGTAGCACAGCACTCATAGATTGACCTGCTAATGCTGGCTTTAATTCAGATGCACCTGCATTTATAAGTTCTTCTGCTGCGCCTGCTCTTTGACCATAGTTAGATGTTACATTGTTACGCATAATAGATTGCAATTTACGCATAGCAGTATCAGCACTAGCTTTTTTACCTAAAGATAATGATTTTTCTATTTCTTTAATAAGATCACTAGCTTCTCCATAATCTTGCATTACTTTTGCATAAGTAGGAGCTTGTTTGCTAATAGTATTTTTTACTGAATTGTATATATTTTGTACTGCTGTTCTAGCTGTACCTTGTTCGTAAGGAATAGACTCTAAAATACCACCTACTTTTTGTTTTAACTTGTCCATGCCTTCTGGAGTATGAAACTCAGCAGGATCTGCACTTTTCCATTCATTAATAGCAGATTTAACTTGATTCATTGCATCAGCAGCACGTTCATTAACTACCTTGCCTTTATATGTTCCAATGCCTTCTGTATTTAATCTAGCTAAATCAATATCATCAAAATTAAGAATAGATTTGTCTTTAGATATGTCTACCATGCCACCACGATATTGTTGATTTTTAGATTGACGAATATTATCTAATGCTTGTCTAGCAATTTCTACTGCATCTGATCTTTGCGGGTTACGCATATTTTCAGCAAATGTTGTTGTGCCTTTTAATACATTAGCTTCACCAGCTTTAATAGCTTCTTCTATAGGTGCTTTACCTACACCTGTAGTAACGCCTAGTGTACCTTTAGTAAGATGACTAGGAATATATGCTGCGCCTTGAACTGCTTTAGTACCAAGATATAATGGGTTAGTATATTTAGCTGCTTGATTAACTACATCTGCTGCTTTAGTAAGATTGCTTGCTTTTAATGCGCCACCACCACCTGTTAATAAAGTAGATACATCAGCTAATATAGATGCTGGATCTTCTGCAAAAGCTGTTTTAAAACCTTCATAAGAACCATATTTTTTAGAATAATCTTGATTTAGTGCATTAGCTAAATTTAATGCTCTTGTTTTAGTTTCTTGTGCTTTATTTTGCCCAACCAATGCTACGTCAGATTTGTCTAATTGTTCTTGAAATGATTGCGGCAATGCTTTGTAAATTTCACCTGCACCTAAATCAGCTAATGTATTTGCAGTGTCTATAGGATGTCTTACAGCTTGATAAGCACCTTTTAATAATCTACCTGTACTAGGTATAAGATTTATTGCTCCTGTGCCTATAGCACCCATAGTAGAATATGACTTTGGTTGTTCTATTTTTGGTTGAAAAGGTGTATTATCTGTAGGTAAACTATATCCGTTAGCATTAAGTTTGGCAGTTAATTCTGCTTTAGTAATGTTATCAGGTATGTTTTGAACAACTGTACCATCAGGTAATTTAACATCCATTATTTTAAATCCTCAAAATTAACTACTCCAGCAGGTTTATTCATAGATCCTGCTGCTTTTTTAAGTCCTGAAATAGCTTCAATTCTGTTTGCACGTTTTTGAACCAATACTTCTTGACTATCACCTTCTTGTGGGAAATATTGCATATTTGCATTGTCAAATTCATAAGGTTGAATTGTTGCACCAGATTCACGTCTTAATACAGCATTAATAAAATTACGTTGTGCTTGTTCTGCTTTTTGATCGTTTGGACTTAACATTTTATTAACAATAGTTTGTCCGCCTGGAATCATAGCTGTTTTACCAGATACTTTAACACTAACAGATAATGGGCTATATTTGCCTTCTAAATCAGTAAGAATTTTATCAGCAGATTCCATTCTTGTAGAATATGTATAAGCATCAGATTGCTCTTTAGTAGGATTTAATGCTTTATCAGCAGGTCCACCAGTAAGGTTTGTTAATATTGGATTTCCATTAGCATCAAATTGTTTATTACCTTTTGCATCTCTAACAAATCCAAATCCTGCTGGTGCTTTATCCCCTTCAGCAGTTCCGTATGCTTTTCTAATTTCACCTGTGTTAGCATCTCTTTGAACAAACTCCCCACCCACTTTGTAAGGTGCTGACCAATTTTGTGTAGCCATTTTAGCACCAGGTAATTGTTCAAATTGATTAGTTTCTGTATTAAGTCCAAATGTATTACCAGCTTTGTCTTGTTGAATATCTGTATATTTTTTACCTTCTTTGGGATTACCAAATATTTTAGTTCCTGTAGAACTGTATACAGCTTCTCCTGCACCAAGTTTAACTGGCTCATTAGCTTTAACCATTTTTTCATAACGACCAGAAAGTAAAGAAGCAAGCATTTTAGGATCTTTAACTTCTGTAGCATATTGGCCAAATGCTTTTTCTATATCTGACAATGTAGGTTGTACAGTAGATGTTGTAGTAACAGGAGTAGATTGTGTTGTTGTTCCTGACATATTTTGTGGTGCAGGTGCATTTATATCAAATTTAGGTGCAACTTGAGCTACTTGATCTGTTGTATCAAATGGTGATGTACCAACATTCATACCTTCTGCTAATGGCACATCTTGAGTTTGCATTGTAGTATTTGAAATAGTTTTAGGTTCAAATGCACCGCTAAGAGTTTTAAGGGCATTAGCCATTTTATCTTGTTGAGTTTTTTGATAATCACTATATTCTTTAATAGCTTTATCTTCTTGATAACCAGCCATACCTTTATCAACTGCACCAGCAAGATATTGAGTCCATGATGGAGCTACATATCTATCTCCTACCATTTGACCTTGTGGCATTTTTGCGTTGCGTAAAGAATCAGCTAAAGCAAGTTTACGTTTTAAGTTAATAGCTTGTAACGTAGGATCAGTGACTGATTGATCTGTGTTATCCCCAAATTGCGGTAAAAAGTCCATAAATGCCATATTATCCCCTATATCAATGCGTAATTAACAGCTTTGTAACCATCAGCCATTGTAATAACTGCTTCAGGCATGATTGTTTCAACTTCATCAGCCATAACACCCACTTGTAATTCTTTTGGTAAATCGTGACCATCTTTGTAATGATATGTGTAAATACCAATACCTAAATCATGTGTACCAATGCGTTTAATATCTTTTTTCAATTTACGATCAGATTTAATATATGCACTACCTAATGTACCACCAAGATTCATAAGTCCACCTAAGAATCCACCACCAGCAGCTTGTTGAGCATTGTAAGCATTAAGTTGATTTTGATATTGAGCATTTGTAGCACCAAGTAAATCAGGCCCTGCTGTAGTAGCTTGTTGTGGTGTATTTGCAAACTGTGGATTTGCAACTTGAGTTCCTGTGCGTAACGCATTAATGACGTTAATAGGTTGCATTTGATTGTATGCTTGTTGTTGAAAGCCTTGTTGATTAGCAGCAAGACCTGTATTCATGCCTTGAACTACTGCGCTATTAAGTCTATCATTTTGGTTTTGAGCTTGT